CATCTTTTCCATTATAATTTTGATATAATCCACCAGCTATATTGCCTAAACTATAACTACTTCTAAACAAGTCGGATAAACCGAAATCTTGAGCCCACGAACCACCGCCAGATGCTTGATAAGGTGTAGGAACATTATAGTTGTTGTTTGTAGAAACATAACCACCACGAGGAGTTGCTGCGGATAAATTATTATAAGGTCTCAATGTAAATTGTTCTCCTAAATTTTTGTTTAATCCGCATCCACTACCGCCTCTCATTCTTCTTCTTTTTCTAGATTTTCTTCTTTTTATAGATTTTCTAGATTTTCTACGACGTGATTTTTTTCCGCGTCTTTTTTTACCACCCAAATGGTTTCGCGTTCTTTTTTTACAAGTTCTATGTTTTCTCATTCTTCTTGCTCTAGTTCTTAATCCCATATATATAATATTAAAAGATAAAAAGATAAATTTATAAATAATTAACCTAAAATATCGACGTGTGTGAGCATGTGTCTTCTACAGCACATTCTTGTCAATCCTAAATCATCCATAACTTTACCTTCGGCAGTCTTTTTAATGTTATTAGAATTAAGATACTTAATCTCAGTTAATTCTTCATTATTTTTTAATTTCAGTTCAGCAACGGTTTTTTGATAAAACTGATATTTATCAGCTAAAACTTTACCACATGTAAAACACTTGACAGGAATAATCATTGTATATAATATAATAACAATTATTATATTAATATCAATTTTTAGTTAATTATATACTGTCGATCTTGTATTTCTTGTTTAAATAGTAATAGTATTCAATCCACTTGTTTCCTTTATTATCTTGGTATAAATCGGCCCCATCTTTATCACCCTTGACACAGAAAGTTCCTGCTTTACTCTTAGCCCAAACGCAACAGTCTAAAGTATTACAAGCTTTTTGTCCGGATTTTCCTATTTTTGCACAAGCCTTTTCTATATTATTCGAGTTACAGATGTCTTTTGTTACTTTTTTATTACTACTCTTCATACTTTCAATTACCTTGGTAATTACTTTTTCTTTTTTTCCTTTTTTTTTCTTTTCATCTACAAATTTATAATTTAACGCTACTTGAATTACTAAAAACATAAATAAAAACCAAATAACAAGGTATATATTTTCCCAATGTTTTCTAATAAACTTTATTAATGAAGCCATAATATAATATAAATCTATTATTTTTCTCTCCCAATCTCGATTAATTTATAACCAATCGATGTTTTTATTCTTTCGTGGATAATTTTATTTACAGTAATAGAATGATGACATTCCTTACATACATTTGCTAAATTAGCTTTATGATTTTTATGGTGTGTTCCTATATATCCATTTTCACTGGCTAATTCTTGTGGATTTAAATGATGCATTTCGACGCCTTCTTTCGCGCAAAATTCACATTTTCCTCTTATTTTTTTACTGCTATATGTGCTTGTTTTAATATCTATATCTCTTTCTTGTATTTCATTTCTAATAATATGAGCGTTTTCTAGAAATTTTTGTGAAAAATTAAATTGCTTGCATACTTCTAACCCATATGATTTTTTACCAACACCATCTGTCAAGGTTCTTTTATAAATCAAATCTTTTGTAACATCATCATAAATAACTTCAAGATGTTTAATATCTAATGTTGTAATTTCTTGAATTTGTTTAACATCTAATATTGCATGAAGATGTGTAGCAAATATATGAGATGATTTTCTCTCATTTAAAAACATTAATCCAGCAGCAAATATTGCAACTGCCGAATCAGTTTCAGTTCCATTACATAATTCATCTCCCAAAACTAAACTATTTTCATCAGCATATTCTTCAATATATTGAAACTCAGACATTTCTGTTCCAAAACTACTAAGACATTTAAATAAATTATCATTGCTTAATATTCTAGTAAATATAGTATTATAAGGTTTATATCTAAATTCACTGGCAGGAACAAACATGCCTGATTGTGCCATTATAATAGCTATACCAACAGACTTAATGATAGTGGATTTTCCAGATGTATTTACACCAAACAAGCACATACCGCAATTATCTAATCCAATTGAAATATCATTGGCTACATAAGTTTCATTTGTTTGAATATGTTCTACAAGAGGATGTCGTAAGTTTTTAGCATCAAAAAATGAATTTTCTCCTCTGTAATTAAAATCAATATGCGGTTTACAATAATTATATTTATTTGAAATAAAAGCTTTATTGAAAATAATATCAGTTGTTTTAACAAAATTTACTATTGTTCTTATATCATCGCTGAATTCTAACAATACCTCCCTAACAAAATACTTGAATTTACAATTTAATAGTTCGGCGATATTATCATAAGAGGATGAGTATGATTTGTATAGTAAAGTTAATTCGTGGCTTGTAAATTTTTTATTTTTATCTCCAGCAGATGGTGTTTTTACATTTAATAAATTCAAATAACCCCATGGAGGAGGAGACATATCTTGATATTTGTTATTTTTTTTAGCTTGATCTATATATTTTGTTACTTCTCCACATCGTTTTGCGGTTGCTCTTAAAAATACACCTGACTTTTCTGTTTTATGTAAATGAACTGAATTATCTACTTTAATGATAGTTTCAAACATTTCTTTCCAATGTTCTATATCATTATTTGTAGAAATCCATCTATCCTCAGCCAAATCTAAATCCTTGTAAATATCTCTATTAAAAAATATATTATCGGCTGACATTTTATTCCACTTTTTACAAATATTAATATTAAAATCTTTTTCAATATTTTTAATTAGTTTGGATAATGAGTTATGTGGCAATACTTTATTTTTAAAAGTGATATAATCTTGTATTTTTTTATCAAAATCAAACATATCATTTATTTGTTTTATAACAATAAAACTATCATACAATTTTGCTATATCAAGAGGAGTTCCTTGATTTAAAACGAATTTCCGATATAATCGTTCAATATCAAGAACATTTGAAAGTAAGCTTCTTATATTTAAAATATATTCGTTGTTAGTTAAAAGATGTTCTATGGCGTCGTAATCTTTAACAATAATTTTGGAGTCATTTGTAGGAGATACAATGGTATTTTTAAATTCTCTTTTTCCCATATTTGTTTTACATTTGTTAATTAGTCGTAGAACACTAGAATAAGGACCATTGTTAAATTGAGTATCAAGAATATTTAATTGTCGCAAACCATGAGTTCTTATAATTAATTTGTTGTTTAAACTTTCAATGATAGGAGATGTTAATTTATGGATTATATCATTATCATAATTAGATAGAATTTTTAATAACAGACAATATGAAAAAGTTGCATTTTTATTGTATTTAAATCTATTAGTATCATACCAAAAATCAGGATCGTTGGGTTGAAATTGTTCTAGTAAAATTTCTTTTTGAATTTCAATTTTATTACATTCATGAATTAATTTTGTATATCGGTTATCTTCATTGACAGATAATATATTAACTCTATCGCAATTTAAATTAGAGAAATTGATAATATCGCTAATTCTATTATCAGGAACATTATGAATAACCCAAACTTCTTTTGGTATATTAATAGATATAAAACGGTCGAGTTCTTCAAAAATGGAAGCGTTATAATCAGCAAGAGGCATTAAACATTTATATTCATATAATTTTGAACAACCGGACATTGTATTTATACTTGAAACACCAATTGTAATTTGAGGGCTTTTTTTAGCAAAATCATATTTATGGTCTATTACAACACAAACACAATTATTAGTAAGTAATTTATTATTATTTATAGGAACAAGTGTTCCGGGTGAAATAGTTTTAAAATGTCCGTGTGCTTTTTTCTTTTTATTTTCAGGTGCTGGTCCAATTTCTTTTAATATTTTAACGTGCCAACCTGCTTTGGTTAATTTTCTACAAGTAGTATCAATGGAAGCGGTATTATGTCCGCAACAATATGCATCTTTATTGCCTACTTTAGCTTTCCACCAAGGTGGTGCGCAATCCATAATTCTATAGTATTCAAATATTGGGTCATCTTGTTCTTGAAATCCATATATTTCAAAAAATGTTCCGCATTGTTGAAGTAACATAATTTTTTCATCTCCATTATATTCTTTAAATAATTTTTCTCTTTCGGCAAAAAAATAAGGAATGCCTCTTAAGACTTCTTCACTATTTCTTTTTCCCTTTGGCATTAATCTTTATAAATATATTAGGCTTTCTTTAATATATTTATTTAATTATTTAAGCTTTCATAAAGTTATGCAGTAAAGTATCAGGATTTTTGTTATAAATATCACCTGACAAGAAAGAATTTTCGTAGATATTTCTTAATACATCATCAGGAGCAGGAGAACCAATTTTAATTAAATTGTGTTTTCTTAAATATCTTTTAATATTAGTCATACTTTTCTTTTCAAGATTAGTTACTTCTTTTTTAATATTTTTTCTAGTTTTTCTGTTTTTTATTAATACGCCAACCATGCCGTGTTTTTTTCCTAATGTTATTTTTCTTTTTATAGTTTTTAATTTGTGTTTCTTTTTTTTCTTTTTATAGTTTTTAATATTTTCTATTCCTTCAGAAATAGAGGATTGAATGACAGGTTGAATAATAGGAATAGGGGGAGGTATAATAAGGGGAGTTTGTGGTAAAATAGTAGCAATTGGAACTTTATTTTGAACGTTATTATAATTAACCTTTATTTTGCCAAAATTTTTTTGTCGTTCATCAAACGGTTCGTTATAAACAGGGGTATCGTTAAAAGCAACAGGAGGTCTATTATCATTTTTTGGTTCATCTCTATTTTTTAAAGTTTTATTATACTGTCTCAAAGTAGGTAATTTACCTCCTTTTAAACAACCGAACTTTGGTTGTTTTAAAGAAATATTTTCTTTATTAACAACACTTGTTTCGAGTTTTATTTGTGGAGAAATAGATGTTGAACTTACAGTTTCATGATCGCGTCTTTTTTTTAATGTTTTTGCTGTGTTTTTTCTTTTTTCTTTTTTTTCTTTTCTTTTTTTAACAATATCATTTAAATAATCAATACTTTTTTCAAGTTCACCATCAACATTTTCGTCTAACTCTGATAGTTGATTATTTTTTTCTTTATCTTTTGTTGTTTTTCTTTGGTGTTCTTTTAGTTTGTTAAGTAAGTTTTTTTTTAATCCTTTATTTACACTAGAAGAAAGTATATCATTGTCTCTTCTTTTTCTTTTTTTTTCTTTTTCTTTATTATCTTTTTTCTTTTTTTTACCAATTTTAATAAACTCA